TTGTTTTGGAAAGAAGGATGGGAAATAGCCTCAGAAAATGCAGAAGCAGTATCCTATCTTCTTCAAAGAATTGACTTTTTAGAAATGGCAATGAAAAGACCATTTATAGAATTCTTAATGGAAGTTTTTGATCAGCTGATTAAGTTCGGGAATGCTTTTATAGTTAAAGCTAGGGCTGATGTCGGTGAGTATTTTCCAACTAAACTAGAATCTGTAAATGGAACCCTTCCCATTGTTGGCTATTATCTTATTCCAACTGAACAAGTTAGAATTTTAAGAGATAAACACAATAAGCCAAAGTCATACATGCAACAGACAGACCCATTTACATACACTCCAAATGGTACTGATCCTACTTGGTCAGCAGAAAAGGTAATACATCTTCACTTTGACAGAAAGACTGGAAGAGCTTTTGGTACACCATTTTTAAGTACTGTTTTAGATGACGTAATTGCACTAAGGCAAATGGAAGAAGACATTCAAAACCTTGTTCATAGAGAACTTTTTCCTCTTTATAAGTACAAGGTTGGCACTCCAGAACAGCCAGCAGAACCAGATGAAATAGATAGGGCAGCTGCTGAGATAGAGAATTTAAGAGCAGAAGGTGGCTTAATTCTTCCTCATAGGCATGACGTTGAGGTTATAGGCGGCCAAGGAGAATCTCTTGATGCAACAAACTATCTACAACACTTTAAGGAAAGAGTTGCAGTTGGCTTGGGCGTAGCACCACACCATTTGGGAATGACAATGAATGGTGGCAATAGAGCTATGTCTGAAAGATTAGATACAGCTCTTTATGATAAGGTTAAAAACTATCAAAGACTTTTTTCAGAAATGATCAGATTAAATATTTTTAACGAGTTATTGTTTGAAGGTGGATTCGACCCAATTGTAAACCCATCTGATTCAAGTACTTCTGATAGATGTTTCTTTAAGTTTAAAGAAATAGATGTTGATACTCAAGTCAAAAAAGAAACACATATTATACAGAAGTATGTTAATAATATAATGACTTTAGAGGAAACACGCATTGCGCTAAATGTCGATCCAGAAGTTGAGGTTAGCGATCTATACGCATCTATGCAGGGTAAGGTTCAGATTGAAATAGCTAAACAGCAATCTGAAATAGCAATGAAGTCTCAGCAAGCGCAAAAATCTGCACAAGGCCCAACAAAAGATAACGCTGATACACAAGAGCCAGCTCCAAAAGGCCAGAGAAACCTTCCAAACCAAAGAAGGGGTGTAGGTAATTCTGTAAGGCCAGCTAACCAAAATGGAAGAAGAACATCTCCAGATATCAAGAGATACGATAATCAGTTTTTAATAATGATTGAATCTTTGCTCGATGAAGAGTATAATACTATTACTGTAGATAAAGATACAAAAGAAAAAGAGGCAGTAATAGATGAGTCAGGAAAATGAAAGCAACGAAGAGCTAGACTTTAATATTGTTTTAGACGAGTTTAGAGAAGCAGTTTATAACGGTCAGGTAAGATTGGCTTTAGAAAAACTCTTAACAATAGTTGATGTATTTGTTGAAATTCTTAGTTCAGATCCAGAAGAAAAAAACGAAACACAACCTGAACAAAAACAAACTGAAGAAGTTAAGAAGGCACCTACAGAGACTGTAGAAAAGCATGAGCCTGTTGTAAAGAAAACTTCAACAAAACAACCAGAGGCAAAAATAGAAGAATAAAATGGATCTTATAATAGGTTGTCCAATCTATAAAAGAAGTTGGATTTTTCCATATTGGATTTCTTGTATTGAGAATCAAGGAATTGATATGTCAAAAATTGGCTTTATCTTTGAAGCATCAAGCGATGATGAAGAAACTATATCTATGCTGCATAGGTATAGAATGAAGAATACTCAATCTCCAATTTTTGAAATTAACTTTAGGGATGATTTAGTTCATCATCAGCACGAGGAAAACTCAAGAATGTGGACTATTTCTAAATATGAAAATTTAGTCTCTATGAGAAATAGTTTATTAAAAAGAGTAAGAGAAATATCTCCATCGTATTATTATAGTTTAGACTCTGATATTCTTTTAACTAATCCAAACACAATTAATGGATTAATTAGCCATATACAATCTGGTGCAGATGCAGTAAGCACTTTGATGTTTATGACTCCAATCGGAACAATGTATCCAGGGGTCATGAACTGGATACCAACTGAACCGTCTAAGGCTTACAGGAAAGAAGAATACCAGTTTGGTGGGTATTTTCAATCGGATATTATAATGGCAGCAAAGATGATGTCCAAAGATACCTACAATTCTGTAGACTATAAAGTTCACCAGCAAGGTGAGGATATAGGTTGGTGCGACAACGCAAGGGGGTTGGGGAAAAAACTCTATTGTGCGTCATATATATATACACCGCACATAATGCACCAAAATATGCTCCAGCATTTTTTGCAATCTGGAGATGAAAGAGGTAAACTAGCTATTGCTAGTTAGATTAACTATGATATTTTTATATAAGATTGTTCAATCTTATAAAAAGTAATTTACTATTAGTTTTGAATTTAAAGTATTTGGAGTAAATATGTCTTTTGATTTTGTAGAAAATTTTACAGTAGAACTCCCAAACCTGTCCGAGAGCAAGTACAACTTTACAGAGGGCTTTAGCGACAATTACGGTTTAATTATCGAGGTCGCTGCCATTCATGAGCGGACTTACTGCAAACTACAATAATTATTCTGCAGCAGAATTAGAAAAGGCATTACAGTCTTGGGTAGATCCTTATCCAAAGCCAATTATATTAAACCATGACCTCAACTCTGAGCCAATTGGTAGAGTCATTGCCGCAAAAATGGATAAAGAATCAGATGGTTCTCCATATGTCAGACTACAGATTGCAATTACCGATCCAGTAGCAGCACAAAAGGTAGCAGATAAAAGATATTTAACTGGTTCCGTTGGAGGTAGGGCAGGAAAGGCTGTATGTTCAATTTCTGGGGAAGATCTTGCTTCTGAATCTTCAGATGGAAGACCAAAACTACCAAAATACAAAAGAGGTCAAGTATACAAGGGTAAACTTGCATTTATAGACATGCAAGACATTTCTTTTAAAGAGTATTCATTTGTTAATCAACCAGCAGATCAAAGGTCTAGCGTTAGGGTAACCAAAAAAACAGATGGAAATGTAGCCGTTTCTGATTCAGATAATTGGGTAGCTAAAAGTTCGGCTTTTGTTCTTCATATGAATGAGGAAGATATTGTTTCTATAACTGAGAATCAGTCAATTTTGTCTTCTTTAAAAAAGAAAGAGTCAAAACCACTCTACATGCATATGAAAGGTGCTTTTTTGTCAGCAATAGCAATACATGAAAGCGAAAATAGTAACAGTGACAACACTTCATTACTATCTAATGAGAATCAAGACAAGGATAGCCATGAGGAGATTTCTAGCATGAGCAATGACAATACCGCTGAAGACATTCTCGCTCAAGTTGAAGAGCTAAGTGAGGATCTTTCTGCTATAGCCTCAGAGGCAGTTGCAGAGGACGCTCCAGAAGAAGAGAACGTTGAAGGCGCAGATAAAGATTCTGAAGCTAGCGAACCAGCTGGCGAAGAGTCAAATAAAGAAGAAGGGTCTCATGAAGACTCTGAGGAAGCTGGCGAACAAGATCCAGAAAACAAGGATGAAGTTGAACCAGAGTCTTCAGAGGAATCAGAGAAGTCAGATCCAGAAAATGGCGAAGACGGCGAAAAGCCAGCTGATGGTGAAGACAAGGCAGAGACTGAGGAGTCAGATGCAGACCTCAGTAAAACACACGATGCTACTGAGCAAGAAGTTGAAGAACTAAAAGCAAAAGTTCAGTCTCTCCAAGAAGAAAACAGTAAACTCAAAAAAGCACTACATCGTACTTTAGCTGAGAGAGTTGTTGACACTAAAATTTCTGTTGGAACAGAATCAATTGAAGATAGAGAAGAATTAATCGCTGATCATGTAAAAAGATCAGCTAGTTCTCTTGCAGATTCTTTAAGAGATTTGGCAAAGATGCCAACAGTAAAAAAGGATATTCATGGTTTAGCTCAACCAGTAATGGAGAGCGAAGTAGTTCTAGAGAAAGAAGAAAATGTTCTTTTAATAGATGAAGATCATGAAATCAAGGGTCAAAAAAAGTCTCCCTCTGCTGAGGAGCTATTCGTAGACGCTCTTATGGGTCGTCGTAAACTATAAACTATCAATTATTAAGGAGAAACTTAAATGAGTTTAGCAAAATTTCGTAAGGTAGGAACAAAGACTGGTTCAGGTCGTTTCGTTGTTTCTGAGGGTACCGCCCCAGCAACATACATTCTTCCTAGCGTTGCTCTTCCAACCTGGTACTCAGATTCAGAAGATGATCGTTTTGAAATCGTTATTCCAAAAGGTACAATTCTTTCAGTCGTCACTGTAGCTGGCGATTCACGTTTTGTCCCTGCTAACGGTAGCGGAAGCACCGTTACTTGGGGTGACACCATCTCAGGTTGGAACCCAACCGCTGGTGCAACTCCAACCGCAGGCCCAAGTGGCGATACTCAGGCAGTTGCTGCTCGTAGCGTCCCAGTAGGCTGTGCACAATATGATCTTTACAGACCCTTTGATAAGGGAACCTCACAAGGTGCTGGTTTCATTACCAGAGGTTATGTAGAGTACCCAATGGTAACCGGTGTCAACGCAGATCTTGCCGCAGGCGATCTCGTTGCCGCTGACTTTATGGGCCGTCCAAGACTACTTTCAGCTGGTGATGCAGGTACATACCCCTGGTTGCAGGTTGGTAAAGTGATTGAGGTTGAGAAGTTTGCCACCAATTTTGATGACGGGTTGCTTTCATACATGCAACTCCCATCAGATCCAGGTGCTCTCAAGACCGTGTATGAACTTACAAAGTCTGGCACCTACCAGGGCAAGCTTGGCATCCGTTCAAACCTAGATGTCACAAACGTGGTTGGCGCATTCCGTGTCAACCTAACATTATAATAAAGAAAACAACACAGGAGGAATAATCCTAAGATGAGTAAGACAATCCAAGAACTCCTCTCAGGGCTCCCAGCTTGGGAAGCCGCATTAGCTGAGGATGGGTACATCGATTCAGACAACAGAGTTACCATAAAGGAAGCATTTGGTTCACCAGACGCAGCAATTCTATTTCCAAAGGTCATCTCTCGTACTCTAAAAGAGGCAGCAGAGCCACAGTTGCTCGTAACCCCTCTTCTTTCGGTAGTTCGCCTTGGCAAGGGGCGTTCTCTGGAGTTCCCAGCCGTTAATGCAATCCAAGCTGCAGAGATACCTGAAGGACAAGAGTATCCAGAGCAGGCACTAGCCTTTGCAAAGCAGATTGAAGGAAAGGTATCCAAGAAGGGTGTAAAGCTAGCATTTACTGAAGAAGTAATTGCTGACTCCCTCTGGGACATCGTTGGACTTCATGTTCGCGCTGCAGGCCGTGCTATGGCTCGTCTAAAAGAGCAAATTGCTCTTAGTCGCTTTAAGGACGCAGCTACGGTTGTGTTTGACAACGACGGTGGCACAGCTACCACTGGTAGAGGAATTGACGGTGCCGCAAATGACACCGTTACCTGGGATGACATTATCGACATGGCAGCAGTGCTCATGGCCGAGAAGCACATTCCAACCGATTTCATCCTACATCCACTTATGTGGTCAGTATTCCTGAAGGATGCAATTTTCCACACTGGTGGTTCTGCCGCAGCTGTTAATACCAGCTGGGGATATCGTCCACAATCTGAGGGTGCAGCCCTTAACGCAACAGCTCCAATGGGCTTGAACGTTATTGTTTCACCATTCGTCAGCTTCACTGCCAAGGCAGGTTCAACTCCAGCTAAGTCTGATCTATTCTTGATCGACCGCAATGAAGTTGGTACCCTCCTTGTCAAGGATGACATGTCAACAGATCAGTTCGATGATCCAAGTCGTGACATCCGTCAAATGAAGATGAAAGAGCGTTATGACATCGTAATGCTTGGTGACGGCGAAGGTATCACCGTTGCTAAGAACGTCAGCCTTGCACGTAACTACGAGGTTACCGTTACAAACAACGTAACACTCTGATAGACCTTAGGGAAGTTATAGTTACGATTCCCTAATAGGGAGGGGGCGGTGGTTTTAGGATCACCGCCCTCTTTCTTTTTTGTCAAACGTAGTTACTATTAAAACAGAGTGCAGTTTTATAGGAGAATAAAGTGGCGTTAAACCTTATAGAATATGCAACTGTTGGTCCAGATATTGTAGTTATCAAATTTGCTAGAACTGTAAAAATAAGTTCTCTTGTTAACGCAAACTTTATCGTTGAAACAGTTTCTTCTACTCCATCAACAGTTGCTAATCCATTTAGATCTATTCAGTCTATTAATGATTATAATCAGATATCTCGTTTATTAAAGTTATATTGGAATAAAATACTAAATGGTCAACAAGACTACTACATTAGAGTAAATGGTTTAGTCGATGCAGCTGGGCAAGTTATTCCAGAAGAAAAAATAAAATTTACTATACAAAACTCTTCAACACCAACGGCAATAGCAGAACCAAAACCTCCGGTTATTGAGCAAATTCTAGTTGAAGATAAATCAATCTTAGTTGAACCATATACAACTTATCAGATTATCGCTAAAAATCCAGATTTTTATATTACTTCTGTTGAACCAGCTAATGGTGATTTTTATTTAGATAATGATTATAATAATGGAAGAATTACTGTGTTTTTTAACGAAAGACCAGCTTCTAACTTTTTAAATACAAATTATTTTAAAGCACAAAGAAAAAAGATACAGAAAACTCCTGTTAGGTGGGAGTCTATACCAGTAAAAATATCTATGCACTCCTGGAAGCCAGAAGTTTACATAGATTTTCCATCTTTAGCTGACGCAACGCCTTCATATAACGCAGATAATAAAGATTATTTTGAGTCTAATTATAAATATAGAATTATTGTTTCTGAAAATGTAGGAATATAATGTCAAACTTTATTTATGGCAAGACTAAGCAGTCTATATTAAATCGGGGAAATTAATTTTAGTTCAACAGAATTTAAAGTAGCTCTTGTTAACAGTGAATATATCCCATCTCAAAACACAGATACCTTCATGTCAGATGTTCCTCCAACTGCAATAAAAAAAAGGTCTGTTGCCCTAACAGGCATTTCTAATGTTTTAGGCGTTATAGATGCAGATGATTTAGCTATACCAAGCCATGACGGCTCTGCGTTTAATGCAATTATAATATATAGATCGACAGCTTCAGACAGCACATCTAAGTTAATAATGTATATAGACACCGCTTCAGGAATACCTTTTGCCGGTAGTAGTAGTACTGATATTCCGATTACTATAGCTTGGGACAACGGTCCTAATAAAATTATATCTTTATAGGAGAAAAATGGCCACTCAATATCCTTCATCTTTAGATAATTTTGTCAATCCAACAGGATCGGATAAACTTAACTCTACAACAGTACCTCACGCAAAACAGCATGCAGATTTGAACGATGCGGTAGAAGCAGTACAAACAGTTTTAGGCCTTAATCCAGCTGGATCACACCTAACGGTAAAAGATAGAATTATAAGCGCAGAAGCTCAAATATCAACGCAATCTGTTCTTAATGGTTTAAATGATGTTACTATTTCGACAGTATCTAGTGGCGATATTTTGCGCTTCAATGGTTCTCAATGGGTTAACTACTCTGAAGAAAATTTAGTTGATGGAGGAAACTTCTAAAAATGTCAAATACAATTAGAATTAAAAGAAGGGCATCTGGAGGTTCCTCTGGTGCACCAGCGTCGCTTGAAAACGCAGAATTAGCATTTACAGAAGTAGATGACGTCCTTTATTACGGTAAGGGTACGGGTGGCGTTGGTGGAACAGCATCGAACGTAATAGCAATTGGTGGTTCTGGTGCTTTTGCTACCCTAACGTCAAATCAAACAATTTCTGGAAATAAAACTTTTACTGGAACAGTTTCACTTGGATCTTCTGCAACAGCAGAAACAAAAACGGCAGGAAACAACAGTACTGCAGTTGCAACAACAGCATATGTTGACTCTGCAATAGTAGCAGCAACATACACATTTAACTTAGCAGCAGATTCTGGAACATCAACAGTTGTAGATGATAATGAAACCTTAACAATCTCAGGCGGAACTGGACTAACAACAACAGTAGCAGCAGGAAACAACATTACTGTTGACCTAGACAATACTACTGTTACAGCAGGTTCATATGGAACTTCCACTGCGGTAGGTTCTTTTACCGTAGATGCACAGGGTAGACTAACATCTGCTTCAAACACTAACATCAGAACTGCAACAAGCTCTGTAACTGGATTAGCATCTTTTGACTCAACTGATTTCACTGTAACCGCTGGTGCGGTCACTCTTAATGCAGAAAGAGTTGAAGATATTGTCGGCGCTATGGTGTCAACAAATACAGAGTCTGGCATTTCTGTAACTTATGACGATGACAATGGCAAACTAAACTTTGATGTTAACGACCCAACAATAACAATTGCTGGAGATGTTGATGGTAGCGCCACCATGACAAATCTTGGTAATACTACAATTAATGTTACTCTTGATACAGTAAACTCAAATGTCGGCGCTTACGGTTCTACTACTGAAATTCCAGTAGTAACGGTAAATGCAAAAGGTCTTGTTACCGCAGTATCGACAGCCTCCATTTCCACCACTCTTACCGTCGGTGCAGATACTGGAACAGCAGATTCAGTCGCTCTTGCAACAGATACATTAACATTTACTGGCGGAGAAGGAATTGACACAGCTGTCACAAATAATACCATAACAATTTCAGGGGAGGATGCGAGTACTTCGAATAAAGGTATTGCGTCATTTAACTCAGATAGTTTCAGTGTTGCATCTGGCGCAGTATCAATTAAGTCTGGTGGTGTTTCTAACGCTCAACTTGCAAATTCAACAATTACTTTAGGGTCTTCAACTTTAACTCTTGGATCAACAACAACATCAGTTGCTGGCATTACAGAGCTTACTGTAGATAATCTTAACTTTAATGGAAATACCATCACCTCTACAGACAGTAATGGTAATATAACATTGAGCCCCAATGGCACAGGAACAGTTGATGTAGCTTCTTCTAGAATTACTGGTCTTGCAGAACCAACTCAGGATACAGACGCCGCTACAAAATATTATGTAGACAATAAAGTTACTGGATTATCTTGGAAGCAGGCTGTTCACGTACTTTCTAGTTCAAACGTTCCACTTACAGGTTCAACTCCACTAGAAATCGATACACACACTCTTAATGATGGCGAAAGAGTTCTTCTAACAGGACAAACAACCGCTAGTCAAAAAGGTGTATATGATGTTTCAATTACTGGTGGTAGCTATACTTTAACAAGATCTTCAGATGTTAATGTGTATACTGAACTTCATGGATTGGCTGTATTTGTTCAGCAAGGTGCTTCGTATGCTAACACTGGATGGGTTCAAACTGCAGATAATCTAACAGATTTTAATGGTCAAGTATGGGTTCAGTTTTCTGGAGCAGGGCTATATGCAGCTGGATCTGCTCTTTCTTTAAATGGAACAGAATTTAATGTTAATGTAGCAACAAATGGCGGAATAGAAATCGCCACAGATGAATTAAAACTAAAGGACTCACTAGCAGGTGCTGGTTTAACAATATCTTCTGGGGTTTTAGCAGTAGGTGGCACAGCAGATAGAATCACCGTCGGAGCAGACTCGGTTGACATTGCCGCAACATATGTTGGTCAGTCTTCAATTACAACTGTTGGAACAATTGGATCAGGAACTTGGCAGGGAACGATAGTTTCTCCAACTTATGGTGGAACTGGAGTCAATAATGGGTCTAAGACCATTACGCTTGGTGGAAATCTAGAAACATCTGGAGCCCATAATACTACTCTAACAACAACTGCCAACACTAGCATCACTCTTCCAACCACTGGTACTTTGGCAACTTTGGCAGGTGTAGAAAACCTTTCAAATAAAACAATCAACGCCTCTAGCATAGGGGCAACTACTAGGGGGACTGGCGCTTTTACAACACTAACCTCAAATGGTGCTACTACATTTACTGCAGGAACAGCGTCAAGCAGTTATACTACTGGAACCCTTGTTGTTACTGGAGGGGTTGGAATTTCTGGAGCACTTTACGGAAACAATAGCAACCTAGTAGGATTCACTATTGATGGCGGAACCTTTTAATTATATTGTATAATATAGTACTTTTATGCAAACTAGCGGAGTTTTAGATGTCAAATACTGTTTTAATAAAAAGGTCTGGAACATCTAGCGTAGCACCTACAAGTTTAGAAAGTGGAGAAATTGCCATCAACTATGCAGATGGTAAGATCTTCTATAAAAACTCTACAAACGCAATAGTAGGTGCAAAATTAATTACTGGTATTTCTGGTACAAATAATCAGATTTCTGTTTCTGAAACTTCAGGAGCCTTTACCTTAAGTCTTCCAAATAGCGTTTATGTTAACTCTCTTTTTGTTAACAATATTGAAATAGACACTTCTTCCGCAACACCTCGGATACGCACTGGCATACAATGGAACAAAATTTGTCCCTACAGCAATATCTGGTAGCGGTGGAGCTGGAGCTCCAAGTGCATATTCTGAAACCATAGGAAATGGATCCTCTACTTCGTTTGTTTTAACGCACAACTTAGGAACAAGAGATCTTGTAGTTGTTGCAAGAAATGCAGCAAGCCCCTATGAAGTAATTGAAGTTAATTGGCAAGCAACATCAACTAATACAACATCAATTATTTTTTCTACACCGCCATCGTCTAACTCCGTAAGAGTAACAATTTATGCTGCAGGCGGTACGGCTGGAGTAACAAGTCTCAATGGAACTTCTAATCAAATTTCAGTAACACAAACAACAGGTTCTATAACACTCAGTCTACCAAATTCTTTAGTTGTTCCTGGTAGTTTATCTGTAACTGGATCTGTTTTATTTGGCATAGATGCTCTAAGTGATGTTGTTATTACTTCTGCAACTCCTGGTCAATTTTTAAAATATAACGGATCTAATTGGATCAATGATAACGTTCCTCAGATCAACGCATTAGATGACATTGGTGATGTTTCAATTGGAACAGCAACAACTGGACAATTTTTAAAGTTTGATGGAACAAATTGGGTAAATGACTCTATTCCAATTATTAATTCAATTGATGATATTGGAGACGTTGCTCTTTCTAGTCCAGCATCAAACCAAATACTTTCTTATGATGGATCAAATTGGATTAATAGAGGTTTAAATGCCGTCACTGGTGCATCCTATGTCCAGACAATTGGAAATGGGTCAGCTACATCTTTTTCAATAAATCACAATCTTGGTACTAGAGATGTGTTTGTTATATTTAGGCAGGCTTCGAGCCCTTATGCCGTATTAACGCCTTCGTGGGAAGCTACTACTGTAAATGAAATAACAGCGACATTTAGTCCAGCTCCTGCTCTTAATTCAGTTAGGGCACTTGTATACGCTGGTTTCTCAACAGCACAAGGCACAGCTTATTCTGCCAGTATTGGCAATGGAGTAGATACGGAAATAACTGTCACTCATAATCTTGGCACAAGAGATATCTTGGTTTCCTGCAGGTCAAACTCTTCACCATACAATGACATACAAGTATCTTGGGAGGCTTTAACGGGAAATACTTTAAAGCTTTATTTTGGTGAAGCACCGGATTCAAACGAAGTAAGAGTAAATATATTTTCTAATGTTGTTGGCGGTGAAGTTGGTCAAAGTATTGTTTCGCTAACTGATACAAGCATATCTTCAGCTACACCTGGACAATTTCTTAAATGGAATGGTTCTCAATGGGTTAATGACAGCATACCAACAATTAATACTCTTGATGATGTTGGTGATGTCACTATCACGAGTAACTCATCTGGACAATTTCTTAAATGGAACGGGTCTGTTTGGGTAAACGATGTAATTGATTTAGGTACAGATACTAATGGAAATTACGTTTCAAATATTACAGCAGGTACGGGCGTTACTGTTTCTCACACGCCTAGTGAAGGGTCTTCTCCCACTGTTTCTATTGGTCAG